TAAATTTTTTCATAAATTTTCTATATTCATTATATCTATTAATACATAAAGGGCAATTTGAATTAATTATTATTTCTTTAATAATTAACATATATTCTATCCTATAATAATAATATATTAAAGTAAAAATTAATTTAAACCAGATGGTTTTATCCAATATGGTACACATATATTATCATTTTTAACAGTATGTGAAAAAAAACAATCACATTTAAAATGACAAAATTTACTTTTTCTTGTTAAATATAATGGAATTGTATTATTTGTAATATTATTTTGTAGTGTAAATTGAAATAAAAATGTATAAATTATGATAAAAATTTTTTTCATTATTAAATATCAATATATATAATCTTTAAATAATATTTATATTTCGCCTTGTTCTGATGTACTATTATTATTTGAATTATAATTATCATTTAATATCATATTTAGTAAATATGTACCACATGGTCTATTCACAGGAAAATTTTTTGATTGATATAATTTTAAACGATTATTTAGAATTATATTTTCATCATATAATTTTTTATTATCATTTTTTAAAATAATATTTTCTTTTTTTAATTTAGATATTTCTTCATTAACTTCACATAATAATTTAATTAAGTTTTCTTCCATAGATTTAATTAATTCATTTGAATCTAATATTATTTTATCAATATTATTATTCATTTATCTAAATAATAAAAAATATATAATTTTATATATATTTTATTTATTATTTAAAAGTTCTCTCAAATATTCATTTTCTTCTTTAATTTTTGCATAAATATAACGATGTTCTTCCCTTTCTTCTTCTAATTTTTTTTTTAAATTTCCAACTTGTCTTTGTAAAATTTCAACAATTTTATCCAATGAATGATTAATTTCATTTGTAGATTCTTTGTTAATAGGAGAATTAGTATCCATATTAGTTAATATATTCTTTTAATAATTTAAATCATTTTTTTTATATCTAATATAAATTTTAAATAAATTTAAAAACGAATTACAAACAATGGATTTTTATTATTTTTAGCAGGAAATATATATTCTATTTCTTTATTAATTTCTTCAAATAACATTTTACCTTTAAATTCTTTTATAGGTTTATTATCATCTTGTTTAATATATTGATTTGTAATAAATTTAAATTCTTTAATAAAAGAACATAATTCTTCATTATATAAATTAATAATTGTATTATTCTTTGTTTTATAATTTTTTAAATTATTGATAATAACAAGAACTATTTGTAATCTTTCTTTTTGTGTGTAATAAGTCATAATTATTTATATAAATTATTTTTTAAATTAAAAATATCAATTAACATATTTGGTAATTCTATATCAACATTTGAATTCCAATTGCTACCACCTCTATAATGTAAAAAAACACTATCATATAATTCACAAGAAATTTTATTATTTTTATTTCTAACATCCGATACTAATAATTCAACAAATTTCTTATTATTATTAAGATTATCAGGTAGTTCATTTATTTCCCACGAAGAAGCCCATAAATGATTAATAAAATATATTTTATCATTATTATATATTTCATTGTTTTTTGCTGTTCTTAAAGATTTAGTTGTTGGAAAAGTATTAGAATTATTAATATCTAGTAACCATTTAAATGTCATACCACCAGTATCACATCCATTTGCTAAATTCCAATTTAATAAATTAATATTAGATATATTTTTATTAAAATAACATAATCCAGGCCAGATATAATTTATATCAATATTATTTATATTTCTATGTTGCAATACAATTGCAGTATCGTATTTTCTATATTTGTTAATATCTAAATGATCTATTAAAAATATATCATTATCAATATATAAATATTCATCTGGATTATTTTTTTGATATTCTAACATTAAATTAAGTACTGTAGCATGTCTAAAAGAAGCACTTTTCATATTAATATGAAAATCGTTATTATGATTTATACATTGGATATTTAATTCTTTACATGTATCAATAACTTTTTTTTTAATTGTTAAATCATTATTATTTGTTGAATCAATAAAATTTTTTGCATCATTAAAAATAATATATTCAAAATCATTTTTTAAAAATTTTTTTAAACTTAAATATTGTATTTCAATATAATTTGCATTTATAACAGAAGTAATTATTTTCATAATATCTATAAAAAATAATTTATTTTTAAATATATTTTATTTATCATCATCATTTTCTTCATCATCATCTGATTTAATGCGGACACCTTTCCAACCTTTATTATCAATTGGATAAGGACCAATAATTTTTTCAAAATATGCTCTTAATTGATTTCTATCAGGTTGTTTTTTATTCTTTGGCATATTACTGTAACACCATAATCTGAAATCATTATAAATAGTATTAAGACCTAATCTGTTAGTAGTATCTGATTTATCAATAATAAGTCTATCAGTTTTATATTGACCAATAATATCATTATTATTTTTATAACTTTCTGTTGCAATTCTTACTTCCATAGGTTCATGAATATTATTAGGATTAATATGTTTATGTCTTTGAATTAACATACTCATAAAATGTTCTGCCCATCTTTCAAATTTATCAGATAATTCTAAATCCATTGGAAATTCATTTGGTTTAGTAGGATTTTCACAAAATTTAGATAAAAATTCTATAACTCTAATACGCCTCCATGTACCACCATCATCACTTGGTACTTCCGGCAATTCATTACATGTTAGTATCATCTTAAATTGTGGTTTAAATTCAAATGGTTCTTTGTATAAACCTCTACATAAAATTCTATCATTTCCAGATAATTCTTTCATAAAACCAATATTAATTTTATCTTGTTCGCTAGGTTCTTGCATAACAGCAAATCTTCTACCTTTAGTTCTTTCTAATTCACCTTGTGCACTATTTGATGCTGCTCTTTTTTGAGTTAATAATGCAATTGGTAAAATACAATAATAATCACCTATAGTTTTTTGTATAAAATCTAATAAACGACTTTTACCATTACTACCATTTCCAGTAAATACATAAAATCTTTCTTGAGATATACTACCATCAATAATACAAGTAATAATATCTAGAACATAATTTTTAACAGCTTCGTTAATAAATATTTTAGAAAAGAAATCATTAATTTCTTCTATTTCTGGTGCATTAGGATCATATGGAATATAATTTATTTTTGTAGAATGAGATATATAATCATCTGGCATACCATCACGAAAAATATGCATTTTTAAATCATAAACACCATTAGCAAAACCCAATAAATGAGATCTACTATCTAATAATTCTTCGAATTTTTCATCAATAAATAGACTTTTACATTCTTTCATAACACTATCTTTAAACCCTGCATTTTTTAATTGACCTGCAATTTTTAAAGATTTTTTTGCTTTTTCTGTATTTGCTGTTTTTTGATCATCATCTTCTAAACCATAATGTAAATTTTGCCAATATGATGTTCTTTCTATAAATTTAGCACATATATCAGTACTTAATGTAATACGAAGTAGTAAACCTTCAGATGTAGATCTCCATTTATGTCTTTCCCTATCATAATAATACCATGCTATTTTACTAATAGCGCGTATATCATCTTTTTTAAGCGTTTGAACTACTTTAGCAACATCAAAATGTGCTCCATCACTTCTAATACATTTATCAATCCATGGAAATAAAGATTCATCCATAATTTTATCATATTTATTAGGATTATCAAGTTTTGCCCACCATCTTAAAGTACCCATACCCATATTATCCTTACGCATCTTATTCCATAATGTTTGACATTCACCTTCAATATATGCAGTACCAATTTTAGAAAATTCAATCCATGTATCAAGTAATCTATAATCAATATTTCTTAAAACCCAACCTAAATTAATCCAATCTTCATAATTTTCAGCACGATTATATGCCAAACATTCAATTACAAGTTTTCTAGCTAATATTAATTCGTCATCGCTACTATAATTTTTATTAATATTTAATGATTTAGCAAAAATATTATTATGCAATTTTGTTTTTTGTTTAATATCAATTGATGGTAAAACATGTTTTGTATATTCATCTATTTCTTTTATAGCATCATTTTTAATACTACATTTTTCAGTATCCAATTTATTATTTCTCATTGAAAATAATTTAATATAATGTAATTGTCTTTCGGCTGAAAATTTTTCATCTATTTTTTTACCAGATTTATAAACTTTTGTTACCGAATATGCTTCACATTCTGGTTTTCGACTTCCATACATTTGCCATGAATTAACATCAATAATAGCTTTATCGATAATATCTTCATAACTATTACATATTGCCAATCCACTAAACATTTCATCAGCATTATCAAGTATTTTTCTTCTAATAAAATGTTGTTCATTATATGTTAATAAAATATGAGGATAAACTATATGAATACCATCTTTTAGTTTATTTCTCCAAATTGATGGATTTGATTTTTCCATAACATATGCTATATTATAATCATCTGAAATATTAATATATTTGGTAATAATATTATTATAACATTGAATAATTTTTTCTATGTTATTTTCTGTATAAACTCTATTGTATTTTATAGAAGAATCTGTATCAATATATTGTGATTCTGGATTTAATATAAATCGAAAATCTAAATCTACTCTTAAAGGACTTGGATTTAATGGTTTTTCAGTAAAATATAAATGAATACCGTTTGTAATTGCTAAACTATATATATCAATAAATTCTTGATAGTTTTCATCTGGAATAAATAAAGATTTTTTTGGATGACCAATACTAGTATTGGTGTAGGGTTTTCCCTTTGTTACACTATATTTATGTATAAATGAATTTAAATCTTCTTGTATACCCATTAAGTGATTTATATTTATCTTAATATATAATATCAATTTTTATTTTATATAATTTACTTAATATATATATTTAAATATATAATTGTTATCATTATGATAGTAATTATAAGGAAAAAAAATAAAAAATCATATCTAATATATATATTTATTAATATTAAATTATAACTTAATTATAAATAATAAAAAATTATCTTCAAATAGAGAAATGACTGATTTAAATTTAGCCTATGGATTTCTAGATGAAACACAAATTGATAATAATAATTTTATGAATCAAATGCAAATAAATCAAATGGATAATATGGATAATAATATTCAAAGTGATAATAAAATTCAAGAAAATAATGTTAATGTAGAGAAGAAGAAGAAAAAAAAACCAATGAATATGGATTTAGATGACCGTCATTTATTACAGAGACAACATGAATCATATAAAATGCAAAATTCTGATAATATTCCAGAATATCCATATGCTAAAAAATTTCAACCAGTTCAGCAACAACAGGTACAACCGGCACAGCAATCATTTGAAATGGATAATACATTTTGGAATAGATTAACTTCTAAAAAAGGAGAAGTATTTAAATTAATTATGTTTTCATTTGTAATATTATTTGCCATTTCTATAGATAGAATTGGTACATATTATATTAGTAAATATGTTAATGAAAATGTTTTAACAGATAGACAGGAATTTATAATAAGATTAGCATATCCGGTTATTATAATATTATTATTATGGATTTTTAAAGCTTTATAATAATAGAAAATGAAAATAGATAAACAATATTGTAGTCCTAATTCTAAAGATAATGGACCTACGTGTTTATCAAAAGAATCATTGAAAACTTTAATAAAGACATATAATAATTCTAAAAAATTAAAAAAAGATAAAATTATATATTATGATAATAATACTCAATTAGAATTATTTAAAAAATTAGATAAAAAAATGAAAAAAAAGACTAAAGGTTCCGGTAAATATTGGTTCTGGCCAAATATTATAGAGAAATTAATTCCAATTAATGTAAATAGCAATTTATTAATAACAAATATTAAAAAAATTGAAAAATTTGAATTAAAACCAGAATTACCGAATGAATGGCTTAAAAATCCAAAAGAATGGTTATCTAATTATGATATAGATCATATAATGTTTCAATATAGTAATACAAAAAAATTTTCATACAGATATCTTGGTACCTTTTCTATAGATTTTGCTGTTAAAGATAATTCCGGACGCTGTTTATATAGTAATTTTTGCAATATAAATATAAAAGATGATTATATTTCTAAAAAAATAAAATATATTGGATTTATTACTAATTTAGATAAGCATAATGAACCTGGATCACATTGGACTTCTACATTTATTAATTTAGATCATACATCAAAATCATATGGTGCATATTATTATGATAGTGTAGCAAGAAAAACACCTGTATTAATTGATAACTTTTTAAAAAATATAAAAAAACAATGTGATATACAATATCCTAAAAATAAATTTCTAATTAAGTATAATACAAAACAACATCAATATGCAGATACTGAATGTGGTATGTTTTCTATAATATATCAAATAAGATGGATCAACTATTTGTTAAGAAATAAAAATACAGTTTTTAAGAAAGTTGTAAATACAAAAGATTTGAATGATAAAAATGTAAATATTTTGAGAAAAAGTTTATATAGACCAAATTTAAAACAACTATAAATATAATTCTAAAAATATTCTTTTTTTACTAATTATATATTTTATGTTTATCATGATAAGCTTTATTTATAAAAATTATATAAAGATTTATATATATTTTAATATATAATAAAGATAATGAAAAAGACTGTTACGAAAAAAGCTGTTACTACCCCTGTTGCTGAAAAATCAGCTGTTCCTGAAAAAAAAACAACCCCTGTAAAAACTACTAAAAAGACAACAACACCTGTAGAACAAGTTGTAAAAGAACCTGAAAAAGTCGACGAAGTAGATAAAGAATCAGATAATACTGTTGAAGAAAAAGCTCTAGGTGATACTCTAATTAATGAAATTACTGATAAAATTTCATCCGTTCAAATTGAAATGAAATCAATCCAGCAAACTCTCAAACTTCTTGTGAAAGAATATGAAAAACAAAAAAAAGTTATTGCAAAAGTTCAAAAAAAACGCGATAATGCCAAAAAATCTCCATCAGGTTTTGCTAAACCTTGTAAAATTTCAAATGAACTTTGTAAATTTGTAGGTATTCCTGAAGGTTCGGAAAGATCCAGGACAGATATTACTAGATATATTAATGCTTATGTTAAAGAAAAGAATCTAAATAATCCTGAAAATAGACGTGAATTTTTCCCCGATGATAAACTACGTGCTATTCTCGATGTTAAAGAAACTGATAAAGTAACTTACTTTATTCTTCAAAGACTCATCGCTCATCATTTCCCTCTAAGTATTAATAAACAAAATGCACTTGCAGCAGCTCAAGCAGCTCAAACAGCTCAAGTAGCAGCTGCTACTAAGTAAATATTAAATATTTTTTTTTATATAAATATTTTATAAATTAATATTTTTAATGGATGAATTTAAAAAACAAACAAATTTAAGTAAACTTATTATTGGATCTTTAAAAATGACTAAAGAAAAATTAAAATTTAATATTGATGATGATTCTATTAAAAATATAGTTGAAAAACAATGGAATAGTACACAAAACTTATATTTAAATTATAATTATGATATTAAAACATTAAATAATTATTGTTTAACATCTATTAAAAATAAAATTACTGAATTTAATAATCAAAATGAATCTTCTCATGATTTAAAAAATAATATTCATAATGATGAGATTAATACTAATGATGATATAAATAATAATATAAAAATTGATAGTGATTTTTTAGATTTAAAAGTTAAAGAATTAGAACAAAAAAGAAATTATATACCTGATTATGATAATATAATTATTAATAATAATATTTCGTCTGATGAATCTAATAAAAATAAAATTAATAATAATAAAATTAATAATAAAGATAATTTTACAACTATAAATTATAATACCACTAATAATATTATTACTTTTAAATCAATAATTCTTAATTCTTCTTTTAATTATTTAATAAATATTAATATTTATAAAGAATTAAATATTGATTATAAAAATTATAAATTTTTTCCAGAAAATTTATATTTACCAACTTTTTTTAATGAAATTACACCTTTTGTTAAACTTCAAATTTCTGATAATAATAATTCTTTATTTTATAATTTTACATCTGTTACCAATAATAAAAAATGGAATACATGGAAAACTATAGATAATTTTGATATTGATTTAAATTTAAACAATGCTATTATTAAATTATATGATTATAATAATAAATTATTAAATTTAACTAATAATCCTATTTTAATTAATAAAGTATTAGCAATAACTAAAAATAATTTAACATTTTATAAATTATGGTGTCCTAAAGATTATTTATATAATTTTAATAATAATTTTGAAATTAATGATATTATTATGATTAAAAATAATAATGGATTTAATTATGTTAAAAAAATAATTGAAATTATAAATTCAGATAATGATCATAATATTTTTATTATACATGATGATAATAATGATTTTAACTTAGATAATTTTAAAAATTCATGTATTATTTTATTAAAAAATCAATTCTCTTTGCAAATTAAATATTACATTAAATAATCAACTAATGATGTAAATATAAATATTATAAGTGTTATTATATCTAATTTATATTTAATTTCTATTTTTTCTAGTTCACTTAATTTTTCATAATTAGTTTCTTTGACTTTTGAATCTGTAGAATATATATAATAATAAATTATTCCTGTAAATAATAATAATGTAAATATATGATTGTATACGCCTAAATTATTAATATGAAAATTTAAAAAATTAAATAAAATTCTCATTTTATAATTATCCATATTTACCCAAATTATCATTATTACTAATAATCCTATATATGTACCTAAATAACAACATAATATCATAAATAAAGATTTTATGTTATTATTATTTATTAATGTTTCTGTTATTAGTAAACTTATTTGACGAATTACAAATATTAATACAATAAATACAATTTTATCTGTTTGCGTTAATTCTAATATTTTATCTGGATTTAAATCATTTCGTTTAACAGCATTATAAAAATTGTCTTCTATTTCATCATTTAATGCATTATCTTTCTTTTTTGCATTATGATATTTATTCCATATAGTACTAAATATATTTTCTATTTTATCTTTTGCATCTGTTATTATATTTCCTTCTTCTGTTATTGCTGATAATTCTTGATTTAATTCTTTTTTATCTGATGATATCATTTTTTCTGTGTCAACTAATTTACTATATAATTTACCATATATCTGGTATTTATATTCATCATATACATCATTATTATTTAATATATCTAATATTTTTAATGAATTTTGATATTTATTTATATCAATTTCATTAAATTTATTATAATATCTTTCTAATAATTCTGTCTTCTTTTTTTCTCTTTCCTCTCTTGCTTTTTCTCTCTCTTTTTGTTCTACTTCCATTTGTCTTCTCATATTCATATTTTCATCTTCATCATCATCATCGCCACCTTGCATATATCCCCTATTATTATAAAAATTACCCATCATTCCCATATTATTAGAATCATTTGAAGAAGACAATTTTGAATATTCTTTTTCAAGATCTGTTTTTATATCTTCAATATTATCTTTATATTCTTTCATATTATTTTTTATATCAGTAATGCCATCATAAATTGATGATAATAAATTTTTAAATTTTTTATTTAGTGATTCTAAAAGTTTATCAATATATTGTGTTGTATTTACTCTTTCAGAATTATTTTTTTTAAAAAATATTTCCAATGCTCTACGACTATCATCTCTTATTATTTTTTTATATTCTTCAAATGAATCTTCAATACCATTAATTGATATTAATAAACCATCGCTATTATTAAATATACTATCATTGTTGTTTATAATATTATTTGATATTATTTTTTCTATTTCTTCTATATTTTTTATTCTATCATCTAATAAAACTATTAAGTCACTTGCTCTTTTTGGTTTTTTAATTTTATCTATATCCAATTTTTCTGTTAATTGTTTTAATTCTTTTAATTTATATACTAATGATTTTTCTTTATCATCAATATACCATTTATAAATATTTTTAGAATATTTTGTTGAATTTGACATAACATTATGTAATTCTGTTATTAAACGTGCTCTAAAATTATTCAATTCATTTATTTCTTTAAAATCTGTGGGATACTCATTCTTCTTTTTATCTTTTAATTTAGCATCTTTTATTTCTTTCTTTTTCTCTTTTTCTTTCTCTTTTTCTTTCTCTTTTTCTTTCTCTTTTTCTTTCTCTTTTTCTTTCTCTTTTTCTTTCTCTTTTTCTTTCTCTTTTTCTTTCTCTCTATCTTCAATTATTTCTTCTTTTTCATTATCAGAATCTAATGAAGAATCCGATAATTCTTTATCAAATGATTTATCAAAATCAAAAATTTTTTCATCATCTGTTTTATTTCCTCCAAACATTTTAATTACTTCTTTATACATTTTTCTTTCTTTTTTTGTTAATTTATTACCGCCAAAAAAATCCATATTTTCTCTTTTCTGTATTGGTTCTTGTTGTCTTATATCTCTTAATTGATTTATTTCTAAATTTGCATTTTCTAATTCATTTCGTAAATCTTCTATTTCTTGTTTGTAATTATTTTCTTCAGGATTTTTTGCTCTTGCTTTTATTAAATCATTCATTTGTTCTTCTAAATCTTTTTTATTTTTTTCTAGTTCTTTAATTCTTTCGTCTTTTATTTTATCATCTAATTCTTGGTTTTCTTTACTTGTTTTTTTAAACTCATTTAATTCTTCTATATGATCCTTTGTAATTTTTTTACTATTTATTTTTTCATCTTTTAATTGTTTTTGTAATCTTTCATTATCATCGGTCATTCTTTTTTTAAAATCTTTTAAATCAGCTGATAAATTTTCAGAAGTTTCACTATTTGAATCAGAATCATTACTACTATAATTAGATTCCATATCTGAATTACTTTTATTTTTAATTTCAGCAATTTTAACTTTTAATTTACTTACAAATGATTTTAAATCTTCATCTGTACTAGATTTAATATTATCATTAATACGTTCTAATTCCGAATTATATAAATCTAATTCTTCATCAGAAATTCCCGATGTTTGAGTACTTAATAAATTTAATTTTTTTTCTAATTCTAATAAACTTTGTTTATAGGAATCAAAATTTAGTTTCTCATTTTCTGAAGTATCTGTAGGTATGACACTAATATATGTACGTAATTTATTTCGTATATGTTCTAATTGTTTAGTTAGTAATGCTGGATTTTTAGAAACTTGATTAGAATCAATTAAAGCCAAATAAGTATTTATTAAATCTTCAAAATTTTTTTTATTTTCATTAATGATTTTTTTTATTTTAGTTAAATTGCCGTAAAATCTTTTATAAAGAATTACATTATATTTTGCATTTTTATTAGTTTTTAAAATACTTATATCTTCTGTTAATAATTTTAATTCTTTCAAATATTTATTTCTTTTTTTTGTTGTTAATTCATGTCTTAATTTTTTTTCAATATTATCTTTATCTCTAACTAATCCAATATATATTAAATTTTTTAACATTTCATTTATTAAATATTCTCTTATTGGATCTGGCTCTTGAATTTCCATTATTTATTATACTCTATCTAAATTAAATATAACTTTTTCTAATAATTAATTGCTACAATTGATGTAAAAATCCATACAACAAATGTATATCTATTAACTAAATTAATAACCTCTCTTTTTTTTTTAAAATCATAATCTATTTTATTATCTTGTTTAGGTTTTAAAACAAGTGGTATTAATGAAAATATAATTAAAAATAAACTATGTATAAATATTCTACCATTTCTTTTAAAATCTCCTCCTGGAATTAAATAAAAGTAATATAACGAATTTGCTAAAAATGAAAAACCTGTATTACCATACATTACATCATTTGTTCCATATTTATAAGTTATATTTACAATCATTACAATAATAAAAATTAATAATAAATATATAAATGAGTATAATATAATTGCATTTTCAAAAGTATTAATATTATTATTATTAATAGTCCAATTAACAATTGTTAATGTAATTATTCTAATTATAAATGTTAATATAATAAATAAAATTTTATCCTCTTTAGTAATATTTAGTGTTTTTATAGGATCAACTACATTATCTATTTCATTTAAAATATCTTTATATTTTGATATTTTTGTTTCTTCTTTATCAGTTTTATTATTTAAAATATTTTCTATTTTTCTTGAATATTTATCTAAATAATCATTACTATCATCTATTGTATTATCTGTATTTATAGCACCACCTACTTTTTCATTATTATTAAGAAATGAAGTTGTTATATCTTCTATTAATTCATCTTTATTATCAGTATCAGAATATTTATTAGTTTTATCTTTTAAAATTCTTAAAACTCTATCACTAATTAATTTTAATTTTTCTTTTTTTGCAGAATTATAATTAGGTGTATCTAAATTTATTTTAGCTAATTGATCTGTTAAATTAACAATTTTTTTATACAATTTATCATTACTATCTTTATTATCTTTTATTTTTTTTAAAGTATACATAAATCTTCTTAAACCTTCTTTATCATTTAATGAATTAATAAATTTTTGATAATATATATATCTTCTTGGACTTATATTTCTTATAAATTTATCATCCAATAATCCACTTAAAATATTTATGCTTTTTTTTACAGTAGCATCTTCTGGTTCTAAATCTGATGTTCTAGACATATAAATATCCCACATTGAATAATTTACTCCTCTTTTATGTAATAATAAAAAAAAAATTAAAAGTTATTTGCTGTTATAAATAAACTATAAATAATTGAAATAATTAGTAACATACCAATAAGAAATATAATGAATTTTGAATATGATGTGTCTAAATAAAAATGTAATATTTTTAATATTACAAAAAATATTACTATCCAAATTATTGTTATTATTATTAATATTACATTTATATTATTATTATTATACGGTTGCCAATCAGTTTCCAAATTTGATATTGAATTAAAGAGTTTTAATAAATTAGAACATTTCACAGATTTATTATCATTATCACAATTATAATTACTATCGTCTGTATTATCAAAAATTATATTATTTTTTTCAATTATTTTTGAAAAATATTTCATATTATCTTCATTACTATTTTTTTTATTATATTGAAATGGAAAATAAACTACTGGCAAACTATTTAATGGTAATAAATTAACATTATCTATATTCTCTAAATAATTTTGACAATTATTTGTATTTCCAATTAAATATATATTTTTCATTATTATTATATTCTTCTATTATTATTATCTAATATAATTAATTAAAATTATACTAATTATATATACTATTAATAATATTAATAAAGATTTATTAACATCACCTATATTATTATTTATTTCTATTGATTTATTTTTAGCGTATTTAATATTATTATTATTATTATTATTATTATTATTATTATTATCTATTGTATTTTTAATTATATCATAATATTTT